GCCTGACTAAGCCGCAGGGATTGGCAGATGGTGAACAGACTAGCTATGCGATTTATGAAAAAGCAACGCGAAGCCAGGCTTCTTACACCTTTACAGCTCCAGACCTTTTTTCGATTAAGCCGCAAAGCGGTCTACCATTTGGGTCGTTCCCCGGCGTAGGTCAGTTCAAATGATGTGGCGTAAATCGGCTTTGCAGCACGCAGTTGAAGCTATGCCGAGCGAAAGCTGTGGTCTTGTCATCGTCAAACGAGGCAGGCAGGTTTACTGGCCTTGTCAAAATCTTGCTGGAGCGGATGACGGCGAGTTTGTTATTGACCCTGAAGACTGGGCTGCAGCAGAAGATGAAGGGGAAGTCATTGCGATTGTTCACAGTCACCCGAGTGGGGACCTAGAACCAAGCCAACAGGACAAGCAAGCGTGTTTAAGCAGTGCGCTGCCCTGGTGGATTGTTGAACCAAAGACGGGACAGTGGCACCAGATGAAGCCTGGCGTTGTAAGTCAAACGCTGCTGGGACGTGAATGGGTTTGGGGCGAAACGGATTGCTGGACACTGGTGCGTGACTGGTATGCACAACAAGGAATTGACTTGCCTGATTGGGAGCGACCTGAAACGCCTGAAGAGTTTGAGGATCAGCCCTTGTTCGATTCGCTTTGGCAAGAAGCTGGCTTCCGCGAGCTTGCTGCCGACGAGCCTCTCCAGGTAGGCGATGCGCTTTTGTTTGGGAAAGCTGGGGTGTTGGATCATGTAGGCGTATTAGTCGAGCCCCAAATGGTTTTGCACCATTTGAAAAACAAGCTGAGCAGCCGTGACTTGTACGGCAAGGCTCTAATAGAATTGACGGGACGGAGGCTGCGCCATGCTTCGCAGGATTAAGCTATATGGTCGCCTTGCCAAATTTATTGGCAAACGTGTCCTTTATGCAGATGTAAGTAGCGCGGCTGAGGCGGTTCGATTTTTAGTTGCTAACTGGCCTGAAGTGCGGGAGCACATGGCAGACCAGTATTACAGGGTATTTGTCGGCAAGCGAAACATCACGCAAGAGGAGTTGCACGTTGGCGCTGGCGACCATGACATCAGAATTGTTCCAGTTGTAGCTGGCGCTGGTGGTGGGAAAACTGGCGGGATTTTGGGCATCGTAATTGGCGTCGCTTTGATTGCGGCATCAATTTTTATTCCTGGTTCGGCATTGATTTGGGGAACGCAGTTTGGAGCGCTGTCCTTAGGTGTCGGAGTTGTTGGTGGCGCAATGGTCCTTTTGGGAACTGCATCGCTTTTAAGTCCAACGCCGCAATTAGGCGGGGGGTTGTTTGCCGGCTCTCCTTCGTCAGACGGTGGGGGCTCAAGCATGAGCGACAAGAAAAAGCGAGGAGACGTTGCGTCCCAGAATTTCAACGGCATTGCGAACGTGACGAGATCCGGTCTGCCGATTAGCTTGATTTATGGGGAAGTGGCTACGGGCACACTCGTGGTTTCCTCTGGCATTGACGTTGACGACAAGAAAAAGAAAAGCTAATGGCACGGCTCCAAAACACCTCAAGCCTTGAGATCATCGACGTTCTCGGTGAAGGCGAGATTCAAGGTTTTGCAACGCCACACAAGGAAGGCGCGACTAATCTTGGTCAGATTGCGGGTCTTGGATTAAAGGATCTATTTGTCAATGACACTCCTGTAGTGCAGGCTTCGGCCATAGTGCTAGCAGGCACCTATGAGCAAGAGGGCAACGACGGAGCGCGTACTGGAACGTACACAGCAAACGAGGATGAGATTGTTGTTACAATCGCAGACCACGGCAAAGAGATTGACGACAAAGTAAGGCTGACATTTACAAGCGGTGATGCAGTAGATGGTACTTACAAAATTGATTTCATTGATGTTGATGGAGACGGCGTAGCTGATACTGACGTTTTTTCTGTTCCAAACATTTCAGGCGAGACGGGAACAAGTAGCACGACTTCAGGCAATGTCAGCATGAAAGTTCCGGCTGATGTTATTACTGTTACGACAATTGGAAGCCATGGCTTTAATGAAGGCGACAACGTGTTTTTAGCGATTGGTTCAGGCACAGCCGAGAGTGGCACTGTTAAAGTTAAAGAAGTTGTGTCAACTACTCAGTTCAAGGCTGATGCAACAAATGAGCAGGCAACCTCAGGTGCTGTCGGCGTCATTGATGCTTCAAAGGTTAATTACGACACGCCCGAAGTTCGCCTACTGACTGGAACGGCAAGTCAGGAAGCTATTATAGGTTTTGACACTATTGAGTCGGAAATAGCCGTAGGCGTCGAGGTACTTAAATCGGTCCCAATCACAAGGACGATTGTGGACCCTGGTGCCGACTTTGTGCGCCTTACATTTGTAACCCCGGCCTTGCAATCATTCGCAGATAATGGCGACATAAATGGATCGCGTTTTAGGTTGCAGGTAGAAACTACTGACGCCACTGGGACGACCGAAGTCGAGATTGATCGGACAATTAGAGGTAAAGCAATCAAGCCATATTCATTTGACTTTCGACTTGACTTGCGTCAAAAGAAGTTACCAGTTGACATTCGCGTCTCACGGCTAACTAAAGATGCAACTTCTTCTAGAACCCAAAACGCATTTCAATGGTCAAGTTATGTCGTCATCAAAGACACTCGGCTGAGGTATCCGCATACCGCTTATGGCGCGTTGCGCCTTTCTGCAGAAGAGTTTCAAAGCATACCTGAACGGGCTTACAGGATTCGCGGGCGCAAAATTTCCATCCCCAGCAATGCAACAGTTGATGTCGCCACTGGAGCGCTGATCTACAGCGGCACCTGGGACGGCACGTTCAAAGCAGGAAAGGAATGGTGCAGTGATCCTGCTTGGGTGCTTTGGGACTTGCTTACCGATTATCGAGCAGGTTTAGGGAATCACCTAGATGCCACCCAGCTTGACAAGTACGCATTTTTTGCCGCGAGCAAATTTTGCTCAGCTCAAGACACTTACACCGTTGATGGGCGCTCTGGAACGACTAATGACTACGCGCCGTTGACAGGCAAGCATGGTCTTCCGACTGGTCTATATGACAGCAGCGGGAACATGACTTATGAGCCCCGTTTTTCGTGCAACATCGCCATGCAGAACATGCGCGAGGCGTACAACGTAATCAACGACCTATGCTCCGTTTTTAGGGCCATGCCGTATTTGTCGGCAGGCTCTGTCACCATTTCTCAGGATTCGCCAAAGGATCCGTCTTATCTGTTCAGCCTGGCGAACGTTACTGACGATGGGTTTAGCTATAGCTCATCTAGCCAGAAAACCCAGCCAAGCGTTGTGCTCGTTAGCTATCAAAATCTGACGACAAGGCGAGAGGAGTATGAGCAAGTCGAAGATCCGGACATGATTGCCCGTCGCGGTCTAGTTACAGAGGAAGTTCACGCAGTCGGCTGTATAAGCCAAAGCCAAGCAAGGCGAGTTGGTGAGTGGTTTCTCTACACGAGCACGCAAGAAGTTGAAACGTGCGCTTTTACTACCAGTCTTGAGGCTGGAGCGGTTGTTCGACCTGGCGACATTATCAACATCAGTGATCCGGTTAAGGCTGGTGGTCGTTTTGCTGGACGCATTGCATCCGCAACAACAAGCGTCATCACGGTGGACAATGCAGACGGCTTGCCTACTTCTGGCGGCAGCTTGTCAGTAATCCTTTCTGATGGGTCGGTTGAAACTAAAACCGTAAGTTCGCGTTCTGGAGTGGATATCACTGTCAGCTCAGTATTTTCGTCAGCGCCTAACGCCAATAGCGTATGGCTTTACACGACTTCTAGTGTGTCTCCAACGACGTGGCGGGTGTTGAGCGTCACGGAAAGTGATGCCACCACTTACGAAATCAAAGCTTTATCGCATGACTCAAACAAATATGCCTACGTCGAGCGGGAGCAACAACTGCAAGCTAAAAGCACAACTCTGCTCAACGAGCCACCAGGCACACCACAAGATCTGGAAATCACGGAAGACCTTTACGCGATTCAAAATAACGTTTTCTCGAAAATTGTTGTTTCGTGGGAAAGCGTTGACAAAGCCAAAACCTATATCATTAGCTACTCAAGAAGCGATGACAATGCATACGAAATTGAGGTATCAGGGACCACAGGAGAAATCCTGGACACATCGCCAGGCATTTATGACATCGAGGTTTATGCAGTTACTGGGACAGGTTTGCGTTCAAACGTTCCAGCAATCGCAGAGTTTGAAGCGCTAGGCAAAACCGCTAAACCTGCAACTGTTACGGGCTTTACAGCAACTGTGGACCCAAATAACGGCGTGGTGTTGAGCTGGGACGCTGTTGCAGATTTGGACTTGCAGGGTTATGAAGTTTGGGAAGGCGGCTGGCAAACGGGTACAAAAATCGGCTTGTTTTCTACGACAGAACACAAAATCAACAAGGTTCCGACAGGTACGACAAATTGGTATATCCGAGCGCTTGATACTTCTGGTTCATATTCAGAATCATCAGCCGAAGCTGGCATTTCAATCGGCAGCCTGCCTGCACCGACTGGCTTAAATACATCGTTTGCCGGAGCAAACTTAAAGATTGGCTGGAACGATGTGATTCCGCAAGAGGGATCCACTCAGTTGGCGACCAGCTATTACGACATCAGGCTTGGTGCTGCGAACACAAATGCTTCCGATTACGAAA